AGAAGGAGAATAGAAGATAATAGGAGCACCTATATAAGGCTTCCCTTCCTTATCAATACTCTTCCCTACTAGGAAATTAGTTACTCCATTACTAAGATCATCCAACTTCTGATATTTCATCAATTCAAAGGTTGTCTCATAGGGCAACTCTGCTCCATCAAAATTGAAGTCTGCTCTTAGATCCCCATACCCTACTCCTCCATTAGCATTCCTGTAGGCTTCTTCTATATATGATCCTGATTCCTGATACTTGAATGATATCCTTCTATTCAATTCAGGTTTCACCACCTTGATGCTACTGATATCTACATACTCTGTAATATCATAATTATTTCCATCAGCATACCAATCATCCAGAGGCTCAACATTGAACTTTGTTCTACTCACAGGATCTATCACTAGATTAAACATCTTCACAAGTCCTGTCATAAAATCATAAACCTTCATCTCTGGCATCTGATCACTCATTATCACATCAGTAGTAAATGATTGAGATGTGCTTGTGGTTGCTGTAAATACATCTGCTGCTCCTGATGAAGGTCTGCCTGATATACTACTGCTCGTAATAGTGATTGTTTCTCCTCCCCAATCTATAGGAGGCGAGAATCTCATCTGAATCTTATCCCCTGCCTTTAACCACGCATTAAGATATACCTCCTGATTTGTAACACTTCCTGAATGTTGTCTGCTCATTACATATTCACCATTGATATACCAATGCACTTGATAATCATTCGTAGATGTAATGCTATACTTCCAAATTAAAGTGGTTATGAAACTATTATTGGTATATAGATCTGTTGTCGCATCAAACAAACCTGTAGCAGAAGTGAAATCTATCTTTTGTGCAGTAAATCCATTCTGCTGATTGAAGAACATATATCCCTCTCTTCTATGTCCCCATAGGAAGAGGTCTGTGAATTTACTATCTGCAAAGAAATCAGAAGTAAAAGTGATTCCATACTTGCTCTCTATAGCATCTATCAACTTACTGATCCTGATTGCAGGTTTCAACTCATAATAATCTAAGCCATGAGTATCATTAGTCGTGTGATATGCTATATCATTATCATCATGAGTAGAAGATCCTGAATCATAGAACCAATCATCAACAGGAGATATCAATGGATAAATAACATTCCCAGAATGAAGAGGAGTAGTTCCCTCCATCGCTCCCCTGATCACTCCTCCATCATATGCATGATCATATGCTGATAGATCCAAATCAATCAACTCATCCTCCCCAAATAGATCCTTTAGATTCACTCCTGCTGAAAAGAATACTACATCATATGCAGAAGGCTTCCCATCTTTCATATCAACAGAGAGCAACTCAATACTTCCCTCTCTGAATACTTCCTTATTGATAAATAAAGTAGCATCCTGTCTCAGAGATGCATTGAATCCTCCATCAATATCTGCATTATAATAGTGTTTGAATACCTTATTATTCTTAGTGGATGCAGGAACTTGAAAGTTCTGAGTATAATCCGTAAATAGTTTGCTGATATCCTTCACATTCTGAAGGCTCAACTTGATATTCACATCCTCATCCTTGAATGTATCTAATCTCTCTGATCCAATATAGATCTCTATCATAATATTGCATTATCTGGAGTAGAGAACTCCACCTGAATAGAATAATTGATAGTCTTATCATTGATATGCTTCTGCAATCTTAGACTATCTGTGAGAACATTTACTGCTCTGAAATCCTGAGCAATCGTATATGTATCCGCTACCCTTGTAGTAGTTCTGTTGATAGTCATCAATACATACTCACTCATCATCAACTGCTCCAGAAGATCACTTGTATTCTCATCTACTAATCCAGAATTCAAAGTGATACTTTTCTTCATCTCATGATTGTAAGATCTGATTCCTCTAGATTGATTCCCCCAAGTATATCCTGAAGCTCCTGCTGATCCTACTACCTCTCTGTAAGTTTCCTTCTGGATGTTCATATCCTGATCAGATCTCTTGAAGAATGTCAATGTATCCCACATCCCCCATTGATTGATGAACTGCAACTGAATAGGATCATACTTAGGCTCACATTGATTGTAGAATCTTCTTGAATCCACAACTGCATTAACACTATCAAGAATCTGAACATCCCACCAATCCAATAAGCGAGGTTCTGTGAGTCCTGTTAGACTATTATCAAATAGAAAGTTTGATAGATTAGGAACTCCCACAGGGAACAATAAAACCCTATCCTGAGCATCTTCACCTGTCTTATTACTGATAGTAATCTCATCAGATGTTCCATCAGATCCTGCAATCTTAATCTTTACTGCATCCGTTTGATAACTACTGCCCACATCTCCCAGATAGATAGGCATATTGTAAGTATCAAACTCATAAAGATATCTATACTGATCTTCCATCAATATCTCCTGAGCAACATCTTTATTTGCACCATCCGTAAAGTGAGAATATCCATAGACAATTAAAGATCTAGTAGTTGTGCCTGTAGCCAACTGAGAGGTAGGAGGAGTACTCTTATCCTGATATTCTACTCTATAATCTACCTCCATCCATAGTAGGCTATCAGGAGACATCACTACGAAATCATCCTGATCTATTTTACTGATTCTGTGAATGAACTCATCCTCCAGAAGAGGAGCAATATCTGCAGTAGGATACTCATCTATCAATCCTGTTGTTCTATCAATCGTATAAATAGGATCTGCAGGTCTTACATCCTTATCTCCTGTCCAAGCATAGATATCTAATTTGAATCTATCTACTGAAGTTGTACTTGCTCCATCCCAACTGATAAGCAAAGGAGATCTAGTTCCTAATAATCCTGAAGGGCTAACTATTGCCATTTTTATATTCTTCGTTTAATTTGTCAATACTGAATTCTATGAACTCCTCCACATCCAGAGCATATGCCTCCACCAATTCATTAGGTAGTTTGTTATATCCTAATTGAAAAGGTCTAGAATAAAAGTTAGATGCTTCAATACCATCTCTCCCAATCTTCTTTACTACTGCCCAAGCCGTTTGATCATAAGTCTGGAATCTCCCTTTATTACTTCTAAATTGGATTCTCCTATCTTGAACCCACTTCCTGATCGCAGAGAATGGAGGATTCTTTCCTGCCTTCCTCCCTTTATCTACCCATTCTCCATAGGCTTCCATCAAGAAATCAAACTCAAAAGATACATTTGAGGATCTGATATCATAATCCAGAGAGTCATATAACTTGTTCGTTACATTCTTCTTCTTCTTTGATAGATTGGATCTGGATTGCTTTACCAAATACTTCCCAAACTTATCTAATGCTCTCTTTGTATTCTCTCCCTGCATCTAGCAGATGTTATTAGGGTTAATAGCCTCTATTTCTAGGGTTATCTTCCATCCACATACATTAGCCTCCATATCCTCATCAAAAGGCTCTGCAATCGGATCATTCGCTAACCTGAAATAAGCATCATACTGATCCCCTCTCCTGAATGTTGCAAGGATCTCAGATATCGCTGCTAGAGTCCTATGATAGATATCCTGCTTCATCATATTTCCTTCAATCAGATCCTTAGCCTCCTTTGAGTAATCCACTATATCCATCACTAGAAGATCAAACTCATAGGTAATCGTTCTTTCCTGTAATGTTGCATTCCCTGTGATGATATGAGCATAAGGATACATATCCTGCTTTCTGAAATCTACATCAAAGATATTCCCCCATGCTACCTGATTGATCTGGTCATTTGCTGATGCTGCACTTTCTAGTGCTTCCGTTATTTGATAATATCCTTTCTTCATACAATTAAAAAACCCTATCTGTAAAAATAGGGATAAAAAAAAGAGGAAGCCATTTTTGACCTCCTCCTCTATCTAGGAATCCTCCGCTACTAAATTCCTAAATGCTCATCACATTCACATGTCCAATCTTCATCACAATACTCTCCACATTGATCACATCTATGATCCTGATCATTCTGGTATTGCATTAATTCCATATCTAGATAATCCATCACTCAAAGTAATTAAAGAAGTTAATAGGTTTACATTCCATCTCAATGATTCCAGATAAGGTAATCATGTCCTGCATCTGCAATTCAATAGGGTAGTCTAGATTCTTCAATCTCTTGATAAACATCTCTGTTATCGTAGGATATAACTCTAACTCCTTCTGGAGTTTCTCTTGATGCTCTGGTCTTAATTTATCATATAAACTCATAATGCAGGAACTTCAAGGTTATCAATTACGAAATCATAAAGAGCCACAAACGCTAACTGCTGAATGTTTGTAATTACTCCAAACTCATTATCCTCCCAATCTGTCATTCCACAGGCTTCAATGATCTGGAAGCAATCTGAATAATAGATACAAGCATTATCTACTTCCTGATGTATAACTGAATAAACATCACCACAATCACTTTGCTCAATTAGATCCTGAAGATCTTCTAAATACTGGTACTGATTAAAATTAGTCATCTCTCTGGTTGTTTTTAATTATAGTATAAATATAAACAACAATTTTCAATAACTATCGCTATGAGCTAAATTATTTAGTATTTTTTTTCATGATAGATTTCTCTACCTCCATCTTATCCAATTCATACTCCAGATAAGTCAAACAGGTTCTCAGAGGCAACTCCGTTACTCTCTCAAAGTTGAGGAGATCCCCTCTAGCAATTTGATGTACTGCTCCATACCATCCCCACTTCTTACTGAAATATGATTGTTGATCATATCCTTCTTCTCCTTCTCTAAAGATCTCAGGAAAGTTATCTGTAAGTTGGTTTCTATACGATAAAAAAAAAGCAGACAACCTAGAAAGATATCAGCAGATAGATCCTGAAATCCCTCCCCATGATGCTTATCTGGATCATAATTCTCTATGCTATGCCTTCCAAACATCTTCTTAGTGATAGGTCTATATAACACTCCTAATATCTTCTCAGCATTCTTATAAGGCTCTTGTAGGTATGTATCCAGATCTATATACTCCCCCATAGAGATATCCTCTATCTTAGGATGAAAGCCATACTCCTTATTCTTGAACTTGAATGATTTAATCAGAGCAGGTTTCTCAGATAACACTTCTCCTATCTGGAATCTTATCTCATCCAGATCCTTCTTCTTCATTCCCTCCTGCTGATCAGGAGTCAATCCACAAAAATGATAAAGAGCCATCTCATCACCATTCTCCTCATTCGCTAATAGAAGAAACTTCTTGTAAGCAGATAGTTTAATATCTCCTAGATTCTCTGGAATCTCTATACTAACGGATTGTGTATCTCCCATAATTAGGTTTGCTTAGTTTGTTATATACACCATATCTCAATGCATCAATGGCGTGGTTATACTTATCCTCAGGCTTATTCAGAAGGTTACCATTCTTATCCTCTAACCATTTATAGTTCTCCATCTCCTTCATGAGATTTGCTCCTAATATATGAATCTTATATCTCTTCAACATATCTATCCCTGCATTGACTGAATCAGATCCCTTCTGAGTAGGTTTGATGTTCCATCCCATCCTGTGCAGTTCTTCAATACTCTTAGGCTCTGCTGAATCTCCAAAGATCTCATCATACCTTCCTATCTCTAACTTCCTGAACTCTCTATCCAGATCCTGATTAGTAAGGCGAGTAGAATAAAGAAGTTCCTCAAAATAAAGATTAGTACCTTCCTGATAACATCCCACCAATGCACTAGGATCATTTGTGAATCCAAAGTCCAAACCATAAGCCAGAAAAGATGCTTTCTCAGGAATCTTCTGGATTGTTGTAAATTGAAATATCTGTGCCCTATTTGTTCCCCTTTCTCCAAGACCATAAACCCTCCAATAATGCTCATCCGTTTCCTTTAATCTCTCAATCTCCTGAATGATCGTCTGATCTAAGAATGGATTATCCAGATAAGTTGTCTGATAGAAATCAGCATCCTCTCTAGGAATTACTCTATCATATATCCAATGGAATGTATCTGAAGGATTGTAATCCAGAATGATTCTCCCATTAGTCCTGAAGATAATTTGTTGCCAATCCTCAAAGGTCAATTCATTAGCCTCATTCAAGAAAGCTAGATCCCTCTTTCTACCTCTGATCTTCTGAGGCTGATCCATAGAGATAAACTCAATCATATTCCCATTAAGGATATACTCTGAATTGGATTTGTTATGATTCTCTTCCCTATATAGATCTGCTCCCTTCAGGATATCCAAGAAGTCTCTCATAACAGAAGAGCGAACTGCAGGAAAGGTCTTTCTTGCTATGGTGATAGTCTTTCCCTGATTCCTTCCACAATAATAGAAGATAATCCAGAGGAGGATGTTATAGGTCTTTCCTGACCTCGTTCCTCCCTGCTCTACTATGATCTTCTTATCTGATCTCTTTAGATGTCCAAAGACTTTATTAACTTGGATCTTGCTCATCCACTTCCTCTATCTGGAAGGTCTTTATCCCTTCATGAGATATCTCCTGTCTTTCCACATATCCTCTCTTCTTCCCTTTTGTCTTTAGATAGAAGATGATAGCCGTTGGATTCTCCTTAGTTATCTGACTATGGAGTTTGCTCTCTGCATAATCCAGAGCAACATTGGATATATCATCTACTGCTTTCTTGTATTCAGGATCAGTATCTAACCACAGATAATGAGTAGATCTTACTATCCCCACATTCTTACAGGCTGAGGTTACTACTCCCAGAGATTTCTCTAGGGCTTCAAGCATCGCCTTTTTATGTTGTCTATTTTTGTCCATTGTTTTTGACAAATGTTTTGTATATTGTAGTCATCAAATGCGATAATAGTGTAATGGTAGCACATCCTGCATCCAGTAGGAAGGAGGCGTTCGATCCGACCTTATCGCTCTAATTAGCCCTCCTCTCTTGGAGGGTTATTTTTTCTCCCTTATACATTCCTGCTCCTATCTCATCAATCTTTGAGAATGGGATTATAGGAAGCGTTAGATTCTCCTTTGCCTTCTTATCTATGAAGTAAAGATATCTTAATTGGAATCCCTTGAGTTTCTCTGCTCCTGTGAAATCCCTCTTGCTTGTTCCATGCTTTGCAATAGTCTCTCCATTAGGGAGTCTATATATCGTGGAGTTCTTATTTATTCCACAGAGGCTGAATCCTGATGCTCTGTATATTGTTCCATCACCGCATTGAGTACCATCTGAGAAGGATAGTATCCATTTAATATGAGGTGCGTTCTTTTTGATGAGTCGGATGCTGATTGCTATGCATCGGCTCTCACTATTCTTTGGAAGATAATCATCAAAAGCCATCCTATTCAACTCTAGCATCTCATTCCATTTAGTTCCCCTTACAAAGGGAAGCACATTTCTCTTATCAATAGGATTCCCATAACTCATAACGCCATGCAACTTTCCATCAAGGAATGCTCCAAAGTGCAGAACAGAATTCATCACTACCTTTCCAGAATAGTGGTGCTTCTTCACAAAGGCATTAGCCTCTGGAGTTGGAATAACCTTAACTATTATTTCCTTTGCTCTGCCCATTGCATGATAATTAAATATAGTGCGTTACCATTTGCATTCTCATTAGCAAAGGTTTCTACATATTTAAACTCCTCTAGCTTCTTGATATCATCCAGAGCGTTCTTAATCTGATCCGCTTGTTCATCTGCTAGTTTGAATGTCATCTGCTGAAATGGTTCTCTATCTCCATCTGCTAGGCTGAAGTCCTCTCCTAACTCCTCAGGATCTAAAGACCATTCTTCAGGCACATCCATACCCCAATCAATAAGATCAGAAGTATTCCATTCATTAGCCAATAGATCCCAATCCCATTCACCAAATGAGGAGTTGTCCTTAATGATGAATTCTCTCTCCTGTTCCTCTGTGAGATTATCTGCAAAGATGATAGGTACTTGTTCAATTCCTGCTGCTTCACAAGCCTTCAATCTCATATTCCCTCCCAGAACAATCATATCCTGATTCACTACAATAGGTCTCAGTTCTAACATCTGAGGAAACTCCCTGATGCTCTTCACTAACTTCTCAAACTTGTAATCCTTGATGAATCTTGGATTATCAGGATTCGACCTGATTTGCCTAATATCTACTTTCTCCATAATTATAGAACCCTTTAATAATCAACTAAGTTACGCAAAAACTCCCTTTCATGCGGAGCGAGTTTCCCTCTCCTATCTATCTGGATCATGATCTCCAATAGTTTTAGATAGTTATTTCTGTTCACTAACATGAGATCAGATCCTGCTTTCATCACATTCTAATCAACCTCAGCCTTCTCTGATACTTTCTGATCAGCAATGCTGAATTACCTAATTGCTTCTGGATTTCATCACTCCATCCAAACCTACTTGCTTGAATCGTTAGATTCACCTGATCTATCATCAGCATCTCCAGATACTTCTCTATCTCCCTGATGTGTTTCCTCTTTCTTCTCATCTCTTACTTTCTTAATTGCATCCTGTTTAATGATCCTATCAGCGATCTTATCACCTATTCTCATCATCGCTCTCCTTTGCCTTCTATTAGGCTTATGCTCAGTCTTGTTCAATTCCATATACTGCTAAATCCTTCACACAAGCATCAACTATCTTCGCATAATGATCAGACTTGATCTTAGTCCTCATCATATTCTTAGTAGCATATCTTGCTATTCTCACAATAGCCTCACGACCTTCTGTGGTTCTCTGGGTTTCGTAATTTGTTTTCATCTTTAGATATTTAATAATCCTGAAAGTACACAAAAAAAGGCAACTATCTCATTCCACCATATCTTGTTCTGTGTTTTGGTTAATGTGATAATCATTGTTGCTACAACTTGAAAAACCAATGGTAGCCAATTATCTGAAGATATACCAAAATATATCAAAGGCACTATAACCCCAATCAATGCTCCTGCATAATGCACTTCTCTACTGAAAGAGATTGAGGCTTTGAATTGTGTTGCAACTCCTACAAAGGTTAATGCACTTCCAGAGATGAATAACGCTCCGCTATCATAGAATAACATTGGCACTCCAATACCCCAAGTGAATATCGTAAATAGGAATTTTTGCCTTAATGGTAATACATACCAAGATTCACTAATTGAAGGCAACACTCCATATCTATATACAATAAAGGATATGTAAACGATAAAAACTATGGCTTGTATTATTGTCATCTCTCTTTGGTGTTAAAGGTTTTGTAAGGTTATACCCTTACTTTATACAATCTTTTGTCAGGTTCGTGATTCGCGAATTACGAATTAAGGCACATCCACATCCTCTACCCTGATTATAATATTCTCATACTTCAGGCTCTGTAATGCTCTCCTGCATTCTCTAGCCTTTTCAATCGTGTCATAGATAGCTTCAAATCTATCCTTAACAAATACTCTGAATCTTCTCATTCTTTCTATTTTTTATTTGTAGGATGGAGGGGAGTTGAACCCCTCTTGCTACACAGATTGCATGAAACCCGCCCACAATCTATGCGCCTCCATTCATCCTTTGCTCATGTATTCTCTTTAACCATTCCACCTTATCAGGAACATCTCCATGCTCCAGATGACAAGGTCTGCATACCGCCATAAGGTTCTCTATTCTATCCTTTGATAGACTGCCTCCTGATCCTCTATTCTCTATATGATGAATATCAACTGCTCTACTTCCACAAACCTCACAGGGAATGAAATCATCCAGAACATAATTGAAGTACTTCATATAGATCTTAGTATGCTTCTTCATATGCTGATCAGGACTTCTGCACACAGGATCGGAGGCACTATACTTCTCTCATAGTTTCCCTTT